GTGACCATCACGGGATTCGTCCCGCAGCCCTTGAACCTCTCGCCGCCCCAGATCCTCACCTTGCCGCCCCTTGACGACGACAACTTTCCTAGATTTCCCGTGGATCTCCGTGACCTCGATGCAGACCCGCCCGGTCACACCCTCGTCAACGACGATAAACTCACGGAAAAGAGCCGACTCGGGTTCAGTGCGGGTGGCGTTCTGGCCCTTGACGCCATCGGCCCTCAAGAGCAGTTTATAGCAGGTCAGACCAACTTCAACGAGGGCGAGTGGGACCCGACCTACAAGCAGTATTCACTGTCGGTCGTGTATCAGCAGCGGATCCCCGTGCCCGGCACGACCTTCATCCGGCGCACGGAGCCGGGCGTGGCGGTGGTCGAACTCAGACCAACTGAGCTTGGAGATCTCTTTTCGAACATGCACCTTCAGGTGACCCTGCCGGCCCTGAGCACCGGCAACGCCTACACCAATCAGATAGGCCGGGCCCTCATAGAAAAGGTGGAGTTCATCGTGAATGAGACGGTCATAGAGACCATCTATGACGACTGGCTCGTGATCAAAGATCAGACGTTCCTCGACTATGACGAGCAGGTTGGCATGTTCAATATGATTAACGGTGGCCAAGCGAACCAGAACCTGACGCCCTCGACCCCTCTCAACCTCCTGATCCCCCTCGAATTCTTCTTTTGTCGGCGGCACAGCCACGAGAACAAGGCGCGTGAGCGCCTGCGCCGGCCCTACTTCCCCGTGTGCGCCATGTGGGCCCAAAAGATTTACATCCGTTTTACTTTCCGGCCGCAGACGTGGTTCACCAACTTCCCGGGGACCATCGACCTCATCAACCCGTACATCGTCCTCGAGTCGGTGCGCATCACGGACGCGGAGCGCCTGTACTACCGCAACCAGCCCCTGCGTTACATCGTCCCGACCATAAAGAAAGAATCCACGGCCGAGTACAACCAGGGCTCCGTGACGGCCACGCTCACCGCCAATTTTCCGGTACAGCTCTTGGCCTGGTTCATCCGCAACAAGAATTATGAAGGGATCCAAAACTCAAACTTTTATGACGTTCGGTATCTGTACGGCTACGCGTCACAGTACATCACGGCAGCCGTGCCCCTGACGTTCCCAACAGGTCAGGCTCAGTACATCGACTCTATCGAGACCGTGAAGATTACCATGAATAACGTGGACATCCTGGACACGTTCGCCAACGGCACCTATTGCTCGTTCAAGCAGCCCATGGAGCACGGCCTGTCCGTACCTCAAAAGAACATCTATCTGTATTCATTCGGTCTGAATGTGACTGAATACAACCAGGGAGGGTACATTGATTTTTCAAAATTGAATTCTCAAACGTCAAACTTGACGCTCAAGTTCTTGCCCGAGCTCGCGGCGACCATCACACAGTACTCACTGTACCTGTTTTACTATGGGTATTCAGTTCTGGAGTTTCAGGGTGGCTTTGCTCGCATGGCTTATTTGTAGTCATGTAGTCTATGATGCCGTTGGTCAAGCACCACTTGATGAAGTTGAGCTGGGCCACGGTCGTCGTCAGCCCCTGAAACTGGATACGCTCGGTCCGACAGAAAGGATCGAACAGTTTCTTGCTGTACCCGTCCAGGCTCGACTTGTAGGCCACGTGGACGGTGAACGCGCGACCGGCCGGAGTCGTGTACGTGACGTGTCTATTCTTGGCGTAATTGGTGATGAACCACTCCAAATTACGCAAAGAAATACCTTGACTCTTGGTCGTGAGGATGTCGTGCAGCCGGCTCGCGTTGACCGGATCGTCGTAGAAACGTCTGAGCGACTCGAGCAGCAAGTCCGACTTGCTCATTACTCTAGAATAAGTCTAAATGTTTAACTGTCTTGACCTTTTCACATGCGGGGCACCCTGCCAAGTACATCGGCGGCAAGGTGTGCGTGTGCTGCGGGCCCTGTGGAGCCTCGGATTCAGCCGGGCGCATCGCAATGACCGGCTTCTGATCCTGGTGCGTCTTGCAGTACCCGTCTATGCGCGCGTGGCGCGTGCACCGTGTGCCCTTGCCCACGAGCCCAAGGCACTGGTCCGTCTTGACCTCTAGGCACGCTACATCCTTCATGAGCTTTTCAAAGGGCAACCTGTACGTTTTGGACACGTGCTGCACGACGTTACTCAGCCGCTCGCTCACACGCCTGTTGACTTCGGTCTCTATGACCGCCATGATCTGTTGCTCCATAGGCTCGTCTTGATTACTGAGCGCTCGGCTTCTTAAAATACGCGTCGAGTGTGCGCATCTTGGGATCATATGTGCCCTTTTTGTTTCCGGCCGTCGCAGCCGCGAAGATCGTCCGCTCGGGGTCCGAGCCGACCAGGGGCTCGAGCAAGTCGCACACCGGCTTTTTGAGCTGATTCGTGAAGTAATACTGGTAATCAAGCGGGACCCCCTGTTCCTTGACCCACGTGGGATCCTCGGCCTTTTCAGTGAGCTTGCCGTTCCTGGGCGCCAGCGCCACCACAAACTGCACACGGTCGCCCTGCTGCGGCTCCGAGCCGGGTGAGCGCGCCTTGATCTTGTCACGGACCGCCACGTGCGGCATCGCCACCTTGTAGTCGCTGGCCAGCTGCTTGCTCATCATGAGCTTTTCCAGCGGCACCTTGCCCGCCACGAGGTCGGCCGACGCCTCGCGAGCAAACTGTATGACGGGCCGGGGGTCGTCCGACTCGAGGATCATCCCGAGCAGACTCTTGAGCGTCTCGCGAACGTACGGACAGCTGTCACGCCGGACCACCTGCAGCCCCTTGACGTCAATCTTTTTGAAAACGACCGCATCGCCCTTCTTTTCGTACATCTTGGCCGCGTAGCGCTTTTTCGAGTAGAGAAAGTACGGGCAGTATACCTTCTCAAGCTCCAGATCGTTTGGCGCCTTGAAGAGCTTCGTGCACGCCTCGGCCGCCAACTCACCCTGGGCCCACGAGTACTCGATCGCCTCCTGACCCTTGCGACCCTGCACGTCAAACTCTACCATCACCGAGTCAGTGTCCCCGTACCGCACCTTGGCCCCCGGAAAGTTCGCCTCGACGTAATTCTTCGTCTCTTCGATCATCTGCCGGCCCCGCATGGTCACGGTCGACGCGATCGGGACGCACGGGAGCATACCCTTCGACGCGCCCGTGAACCCGTAAATCGAGTTCATACTGATCTTGTAGGCGAGCTGCTGACCGTTGTAAACAGCCTCCATCGGCGTGCCCTCGGCCGCCGCCATGAGCTTCTTGGCCTTTTTGCGGTAAGCCTTGAGGTCCGTCAGAATCGTAGGCAGGAGCGACGTGACGCCCTGTGCAAACTTGTGCGGGCCGAAAGTCTCGTACTCGACGCCCGGCAAGTTGTCGTATTTGGGGTCCATGACCAGCGTCGAGTAGCACAGGTTGTGAGCGACCATGATGCTCGGGTACAGGCTCGCAAAGTCGAGGGCCGTGATGGGTCCGTAGTACGCGCCCGACTGCGCGTCGAGCACAGTCGCGCCTTCGTACTTGTCGTCGGCGCCAGGTCCCTGCCGTCTGAAGGTTGGTATCAAGAACCCGAGCTGACGCGCCTTGTAGGCCATCTGGCTGAAAACCTTGATCTGCTGACCGCGCTCGCTCAGAAAGGCCAACGGGACCCAGCACGCCTTGGCCATCTCCACGAGGTTCTGAATCTGGCACACTTTGGCCATGATGGCGTGTGGCAGCTCCGTGTCCTTCAGACAGTACTGCGCGACCTCACCGAGACGGACCGGGTCGCCCTCTGCAAAACGCGAGAAAATCTCCTTGACTGGCATATCATTCTTCTGGTCCTTCAAAAAGTGCTTGGACACGTTATTCAGGGAATAAGACTCTAGTTTGTGCTCGCGCTTAATGTCCTGGAAGAGGTCGAATACGTACCGGCCAACCATAGGCACCATCTTCAGCTCGTTGTTTCCGAGGGCGCTGCTCGATAGATTCTTGACCACGAGCTCAGACGGCACGTCTGTTCGGCGCCCCCAGAGCGTCTCGACTCCGCACCGCATCGCGCGCTTGTACATGTACTCGAGATCAAAGCCGAAGATGTTCCAGCCCGTGATGATGTCCGGGTCCGCGGCCGCCAGATACTCGCCAAAGCGCTCGAGCAGCTCCCTCTCCGTCCCAAAGCTCTCACAGTCGGCCCCGTCCGTCTGTTTCAGGCACAGGCACTTGCGTTCGAGCGGGGCCGTCGAGCCGAACGCACCCGTGGTCATGCCAATCTGAAACACGACGTCACTGGCGTTGGTCGGGTTTGGAAAGGCTCCGGTACTC